CCCAATCGACGCGCAATCTCCATTGCGATTTCAACGGAAGTATAGGGGGAAGACCCGCCAGTTCGCGCTGCCTGCTGGTACGCCCTTAGCTGGTCGTCCGTGAGATTGGTGATTTCCATGGTCAACCCCTAGAGAATATATCGACGCCGGGTACGTATTCCCCCGTGCTGCCGAACATCTGCTGGATGTCGTAGATGCTGCCCTTCTTCATCGGCTGGGCAGCGGCGCCCCTTGGCTTGGGGGAGGCGGGAAGGAGGGGCTTGATGGCTTCACGCATCGTGGCCTTTTCCTGCTCCTGGATCCGACGCAGCTTGGTGGCGTAATCGATTGCCCCCGGCTTGTTGGGAACGCCTCCCGCCTCCGTGACATTTCCGATGCCGCTGTGGTGGGCAATGCCGGTGAGGAAGAGAAGGTCCTCCTTGGAGAGGCCGGGGAGTTCGCGCCTCAAGGTATTGAGGTTCTTGGAGGCCATCACCGCTGCGGCATCCACCGACTGCTTCACGTCGTGGGGGTCGATGCCATACCCGGCGGCGGTGCTGGGAATGAACTGCATGATGCCCCGGGCGGGCTGGTTGTTATCCAGGGGATTCTTGGACTTCAAGGGCTTGCCCACCGCCGTGCGGGGGTTGGGGGCATCCGGCGTCTCAATCTGCTGCAGGTGAATGAGGAAGTTGGGGGGCAGCTTGCGCGCGATGGCAGCCTGGATCATGAGATCCCGCTGCACCTCCGGATAGTCAGTGTACCCCTTGTCCCGCAGTGGATTCTCGTCTTCCATGGCATTACTTGAAGGCGAGATTGTAGATACCAGCGCCAGCAAGACCCAAGCCAGCCGCCGTCTGCAGCGGGGACTGCAGGGGGATAAGCGTCTGCTGCTGCGTGGTGGTAGTGCCACCGGGCTGGACTCCTCGGATCAGGCCACTTAGCTGGCCCAACTGACCCATACCATACTGCTGGCCCCGGAGGTACTCCTGATATGCGAGGTCGCGCTGCTGCTGCTCCATCTGGCGGGGGAGGGCCTGCGCCTGCATGGTGGCCTGCAATCCCCCAAGGCCTAGCTGCTGGGCCTGCTGACCCATCTGGGAAAACATGGGGGCGGCCTGTAGCTGGCGCTGCGCTTCCTGCTGCTGAAGGCCGGTACCCGCCGTGTAGGCCCTCTCCAATCCAGCTAGCTGGAGATCGCTGAGGCGCTGCCCCAGATTCCTCTCCGCTTCGGCTTCCTGCACCCCGTAGCGCGCACCACCAAAGGCACCCTGGCGGGAGGCCTGGAAACCCATCTGGGGGCGCACCCTGGATTCGTAGTCCCTGACGGCTTCCCTCTTGGCGATATCGGTGACGTACTGGGTGTAGGGATTCATATATTGGGAGTAGTCGATGTCCCCAACCCCACGGGAGCCCAAGGCGGCACTCTGGAAACCCGCCGCAAGACCCGGCATGTAGGAACCGGCGGCCATGGGAGTAGCGGCAATCGCGGCTTCCTCGGTGGGGGAGAGTTGGGCGATACGCTGCGCCGGATCGTAGTACTGGTAGGGGCGGGCTGCCGTCTCAGCCTCACCGGCGCCAATGAGGCGCTGCATTGCCTCCTCGTACCACGCGGGGATCTGCTGCGTCTGTACAGAGGTAGTGGGGGTAATTTTGGGGTCGGGTGTGGCGCAGAGGAAAGACATCAGAAACCCCTATTGTAGACGCCGCCTATGCGGGTAAAGCCGTGCCGGGCGTAAAATTTATCCTTGCGCTCCACGTCCTCGCCATTCACCACTGCCATGAGGAGGGGAAGGCCCCTCATATTAGCATATTCGGAGGCGGCGCGCAACAGGCGGGAGGCGATGCGGGAGGCGCGGGAGGAGGGTGCCACGAAGAAGACGAGGTCTGCAAGGAAGCGCCCGTGGCTATACCAGGGTTCCCCCTCCTGTATCCCCAGGACGCCACCCAGCTTCTCCCCCTTGTAGCCGAGGAAGACCTTGCCATTCTGCATGCAGTGGCGGAGGGCCGCCTCTACCTTGCGCGGGGCGATGGGCGGCAGGTTGAGGGGTACCGACGCATGCATCTCCACCAAAAGGCCGCCGATGGCGGGGATGTCCTTCTCCTTAGCGACGACGATCATACATGCGCACCAGGTCACCCACGCTGTAGTTCTTGGGCGGCTGCCGCTCGTGGCCGTAGGCCTTCTGGCGGATAGCCTTGCGGAGCCCATCCAGCTTCTTGGCGCCCGCCGCGTTGTTGCCATCCCCCAGCGCAGCTACCGTCGCGGCGTCGAAGACGAACTCGCCGGAGGAGAGCTTGGCGGGCTGCTTCCCATCGATGATGGCGGGCACGTCGTCGTCCATGCCGCCGCTACCCCCGGGGACGTACCCCCCGCGAGCCCACTCGGAACCCTGCCCCGCAGCGATGTCGGCCCCGGCGGGAGAGGCTGCGACTTCGGCGGCAGCGGAAGAAGCGGCAGCATCCATGCCAGCCTGCGCCGCAGCGTCGATGTCCGCGTCGGAGACGCCGCCAAACGTATCCACGGAACCAGAGGAGCGACCGCCGGGACCACCGAATTGATCGGGCCCGAACGATTCACCCTTGGCCACCTCATTGATGGCGTTGACGAGGGCACGATCCTCGAAGGCCTGGCGGGCCGCATCGATGAGCCCCATTATGCCGGCGTTGGTGATGGGCCGGTCGGGTGCCAATGCTGCCTGCCCAAACACGGATGCCATGGCCCCGACAGGTCCCGTGAGAGCAGCCAGGGCAAAATCGCGGAAGCTATCGGTGGTGGCAGTGCCGCCCGCCGTGGAGGGATCGGGGTTGCCCGCAGCGTCACCCGCCGAGGTACCTTGGCCGGAGGGGGGCTCGGGAACAATCTTGGCTGCGGCCTCCGCCGCCTTCTTGGCTGCCTGCGCCGCCTTGATGGCTTCGAGGTTGCCGTAGATGTCGCGGTAGCCGCCGCCGGTTTGGGCAACCGGAGTGGCGATGGTGGCGGGCGGGCGGATGGCAAAGTCGGGCCTGCCCTGCGCACTGAGGTAGGAGAGTGCCGCAAAGGGGTTGAAAGACTGGGGTCCCCCCGCGTAATCCTGGAAGGGGTTGACGCTGCCGCCATCGGCGTAGCCGCGCATCACGGATTCGATACCCTTCATGGCCCATTCACCTTTACGAGACCCTTGCTCTGCAGGTCATTGAGAAGCTTGACGAGAGTGTAGGCCACCGCCGTGACGTTGATGCTGCCTAGGTCGATGGTGGCGCTGGTGGGTACTGTACCAGAAACCGTGTAGCCTGTCACTGCGGGGCCCACTACTACCTGCCCATGGTAGAGGTTGAGGACGCGCACCAGCTCACCCCAACTGCGCTGGGCGTCAGGCTGCAGGGATTGAGGGGGTAGCGGCAGGAGGGGGATCATCGCTGGCCGTCCGTGGCAATTCGGAAACGCATGGCACCCAAGCGCCACGAACTGTTGACACCGTCACTATCGATGCGGTAGTATGCGTGGCGCCCCCGGATACGCATGTCGATCTTCTGCGTCTGCGCCGAGACCGTGAAGGGTCCCTTCGTGATCTCTTGCGACACCGGCGTGTTGGGGTACTTCAGAGTGTGCACGGTAATCTCGATGTTGCCCGGCATCGGGTCCCCGTTGCGGTCAGAGAAGTCGGGGATGATGCGATCCATGAAGATGAGATCCTGACCCGCATCCAAATCAAAGAGGTTGGATTCAATGTAGGAGGCTAAGGTCTCGCCGTCAGCATTGTTGCCATACTCATGGTAGTAGAGTTTGGTGGCGCTGGAGGTGATGCCCGCAGCGATGGGATAGGAGTTGATGCCCTGGTCGATCCAGGCGGTGCGCACCATGGTGCCGATACTCCACGTCCCCTCTAGGTAATTGTAGATGACGTAGCTGTCGACCTCGCCGGAGGTGGTGGGGTAGAACCAGATCACCTCGTTGTAGGAGGTGTTGCTGCCGCACACGATCTTGTCAAGCTGGTTGCGATCCAGGGCCTCGAAGACGTAGCGCAGCACGTCGCACTTGATTGGCTGGGCAGCAGCACCGTCGTACACCATGAACCTTTCATCAGCCATCCAGAAGGTGCGGCCCGCCACCTCCACGATGGCATTCTGACCCAGGGTGCCGCAGTTGGTACCGATCAATTGGAACCCGAAGGTGTAGGGCGGGCCAACCTGCTGCATGCTGTAGAGGTTCTCGTCGGTCCAGATGAGGATCTGGCCACGGGTACGCCGCGCCGCCACGATCTTGGAGGCACCGCTGAGGATCTTGTCACCCGCCGTGTTGGTGGCCGAAGCATTCCAGTCGTTGATGTTTTCCTGGCTGCACCACCTGATGTAGAGGGGATTGACAACCGACGTGACGGCATCCGGGCACCCGAAGGTGATGAGATGCCTATCCTCGGGGGAGACAAGGATCTGGGTATTCTGGGAGGGCGACGCGGTAACCTGGTAGGCCCTTGAGGCTACACCGCCGCTGCTATCCCAGTAGTAGATGCCGCCACTGCGGGGGCACGCCACGAGGTCCTCGCCCCAATTATCCATGCTCCAGTAGCGCAGGGGGGCCACGAAGGCAGTGGAGGCGGGGGTGCCCCAACCTTGGCCACCGCTCCACACACCGGCGCCCCACCCAAAATTGGGGGCGTTGCCGGCAAAGCCGGAGGGCAAAAGGAAGAAGCCAGTTGCGAGGCCGCCACCCGAAGCAGAAGTGGCCGCTGCCGTAACCCCCGTGTTGATGGTGAAGGAGTTGGCGTCCACCACCGTGATGGGGTAACCACCGAGGGGGGCCGACACTGGGTAGACGTTGCCGCCCACCGTGGTGGCCACGGAGGTAAAGTAGAAGTAGTCGCCGGTGTTGTGGTTGTGGGAAGCTATCGACACCGTGATGATGGTGGAGCCCGCCGAGGTGCTGATGATGTTGGAGGCCGACACAGAGGTATCGACAGGGGTGATGTCGTAGTACTTGCCGCCATCCCAAACCATGAGGTGGGAGTTGGTGCCCACCGCCAGGTAGGTGGTGCCCGCAAGGTTGACCCACGTGAAGAGGCTGCGGCTTATTCCGGGGACCGTCGTGCTATCGCCCACGCCATTGATGTTTTGCCACCCACCAATCTTCTCGGGCTGGCCGAAGCGGAAGCGCACCTTGTCGGCATCATACCAGCCGCCCTCACCCGCATACTTGGTGAGTTCGCGGTTGATGCCAGCCTTGGCACCTACGGAGATGAGGCGGGGACTGGAGATTCCATCAGCCACCGTTGCGCCTCTTCAGATAATCCTGCACCGTCTTGGACTCATAGATGCGGATGGAGGTCCACACGATGGTGAAGATGGCGGCGATGGCCGGAAGGATTCCGGCGAGGGTACCTACCACCGTGGCGACGCTGGCGGTATCCACGAGGGTCTTGGTATGCTCATCCATTGCCGCCCCCAAAGACATTGAGCACGATGGTGTTGTCTTCCAAGGCGACGATCTCATGGAAGCGGGAAGCCCTAAAAAGGATGGGCGGATCCGAAGGAGTGCGCTCGACTTCGCGGGTATCGGTGGCAGCCTTTATCCTG